CAGTAATAAAAGAAGCATATCTATCTCATACTAACTATTGGGGCGGTACCTCATACAGAGATGTAACAGAGATTACAGAATGGCCGGTTTAGACACACAATTAATAAAAAAACCACACAAAGCATCTACATATACAGAAGAACAAATCAAAGAATTTGCCAGATGTGCAGATAGCAAAACTGGTATTTTTTATTTTATGGAACATTATTTTGCTATTCAACATCCTACACAGGGTAGAATACAGTATGCTCCTTATGAATATCAATTGAAACTTCTAGAAACTTATCATAACTATAGATTCAACATCAATATGTTGCCTAGACAAACAGGAAAAAGTACTACAGCGGCAGGCTATTTGTTGTGGAGAGCAATGTTTGTACCAGACAGTGTGATATTAATAGCGGCACACAAGTTCAGTGGAGCACAAGAAATAATGCAACGTATACGTTATGCATATGAACTTTGTCCAGACCATATACGTGCAGGTGTAACCAGTTACAACAAAGGTAGTTTAGAATTTGATAATGGCAGTAGAATTATAGCACAAGCAACTACAGAAAACACAGGAAGAGGTATGAGTATTAGTTTGCTGTACTGTGATGAGTTTGCATTTGTAAGACCCAGTATTGCAACAGAATTCTGGACCAGTATTTCACCTACACTAGCAACTGGTGGACAAGCAATCATTACAAGCACGCCAAACAGTGATGAAGACCAATTTGCAATCATATGGAGAGATGCAAACAAACTGATAGATGAATATGGAGAAGAATCAGACCTAGGAATAAATGGATTTAAATCATTTAGAAGTTATTGGTGGGATCATCCAGACAGAGATGATGAATGGGCAAAAGAAGAACGTGGACGTATTGGTGAAGAACGTTTTAGAAGAGAACATGATTGCGAGTTTATAATATATGATGAGACATTGATTGATAGTTTGGTGTTAACTAATATGGTGGGTGAAGATCCGCAAGAAAGACATGGCAATGTACGTTGGTACAAGAGACCACAACCAGGACAGATGTATCTGGTTGGATTAGATCCAAGTTTAGGCACAGGTGGTGACCCAGCCGCTATTCAAATATACGAAGCACCTAGTATGGAACAGGTGGGTGAATGGAGTCACAACAAAACACCAATAACACAACAGATACAGATACTGGTTACAATATTAAAATACATCAGAGACGAAACAAAAGACGAAACAAACATTTACTACAGTGTTGAAAACAACACTATCGGTGAAGCATGCCTTATAACTATTGCAGACATAGGCGAGGATAACATACCTGGTATATTTTTAACAGAACCAAGAAGTCATGGCAATCAAAGAGTGTATCGAAGAGGGTTCAACACCACACACAAAAACAAAATTACAGCATGTGCAAAATTTAAAACTCTAATAGAATCTGACAGAATGAAAGTACGCAGTAAAGCATTATTAAGCGAAATGAAAGCCTTTGTTGCACAAGGAAACAGTTACAGTGCTAAACAAGGAGACACCGACGATCTTGTGATGTCAACACTATTAGTGGTGAGAATGGCAACTGTGTTAAAGAATTATGACCCTGTACTAGACAGTAAATTGCGAGACAGTGACGATTATGACCAAGCACCTATGCCATTTGTAATAGTATAAAAAGAATAAATACAGTATGAACTATATTGACCAAACAGCAACAGAATTATTTGATAAAATTAGATCTCGTTTCGAAAATGTTACACTAGCAGACGAAAATGGGAAAATTACTATCAAACCTAGTCAAGCACATTTTTTTGAGTTTGATCATCCACAACATGGAAGTGTTGTTATTAGCCTAATTGATGAAGGCAAATTAAAAATTTATTATGCTGATAATGATTTATCAGAAATAAGTGAAGAAGATCAAGACAAATGGTATGACTTTTTGAAAGAAATGAGTAAATTTGCTGTGCGTAACCAATTGGATTACGAGGTTAAAAATATAAACAAAGAAAGATTAGATAAAAAAGATTTTTTATATTTGAAAAGCAAGGATGATGTTATGGAAAGTAAATTATATGGCTCAAGAAAGAAATCATATCAAAACATTAATGATGCAAAAATGATTATTGTGCATAACAAAAGTGTTGATGAAGAAAAGATGGGCTCTAGAAGTAGAAATGTAAAATCAATTTACATTGAAAATACTGAGGGTGAAAGATATAAATTTCCAAACACTTACTTGCCCGGAGCAAGAGCAATGACAATGCATGTTTCAAATGGTGGTATTCCTACTGATGATATTGGAAAGCACATTATAGAAACAATGAAAGAAATGCAAGAATTGAGAACATTTGTCAGAGGAATCAAAAAAGAAAACTACATAACAGAAGAACAACAAGATATTATTTCAGCCGCTACTGCAAGATACTACGGACTTAAAGACACATTAGAAAGTATGAGTAGACCAAAAGGATATGCAAACTATTTTGAAAATTGGGAACCTAATGCAATAGAAGTTGATGAAAATGATATCAATGACTTAAAAGCAAAACTCACAAGAAGTGTGTATGATGAAAAACTTACAGATACATTGTCAAGTGTGAGCAGAGCAATGAAACTTAGAACGGAGAAGGATGCAATGGAACCTGATGAAACAAATCCTACCATTAGAAAAGCAGATGGAAGCATGGATTTTGATGCTATGGCGGCAAGAACCAAAGCACAAAAAGATGCAGAAGCAGAACAAGATAAAGAACGTTCTGATGCAGATGCTGGAGTAATACAAGATGCTATTAAAGGTACATTAGAATACCATAGCAATCCTTTAGAAAAAGCAGACATGATTGACTTTATTAAAGTTACTAAAGCAATGGATATGCCACAAGCAGAAAAAAACAATGCACTGATAAACAAAGTAAAAGACTTTTTAGCACTAACATTAGTAGATGATCAACTAGCGGCCGCAGTGGCGAGATTAGATGTAGAAAAAAAGGCAGATAAAAAAATTGCAGTAGATGTTGTAAACAAATTTTTTAAAGATTCAAAAGAAGTACAACCAAAGGCTAAAAAAGATCTATATGGCAAACCAAAAGAATCTATTGATGCATTTGAAAAAAGTATGAATAGAATTGTAGAAGGCACATGGCAAATTCCAGACACTGAAGAAAAAATAAAAAAATTAACAGATGCAATGAAAAATCCTATTCCATTTGGTAAAGAAGGAGATTCAGCCACAACTGCTATTCAACCTTTTATTGGTGATGACAGCCTTTATGACGCACTATACTTACAGTCAACTAAACAAGGTGAAGATGCAGATGCAAGACCAGTGATTGTAGATTGGATGGTTGACAATGTAGATTTAATTGCAGATAACAGTGACCTAGATGATCAACAGTTAATAGATGCTGTTAAACAAATGGTTAAAATATCAGGAAAAGAAGGCGACATAGGAAACTTTGATAAGCACATAGAAGAGAACGTGCAAAAAGAAATGCAACAAGATGCAGAAGAGTTGGACTCACAAAGTTTTGCTGACAAATATCCTGGATTTGAACATGTCTGGGATGAAGTAAATGATGTTAAAGAAGGCGAAGAGGACACACAAGAAGGGATAGAATCAATGAATGAATCAGAAGAAAACATAGAAGTTGTAGAACCTGAAACGGCTCAAACTGAACCAGTAGAGGCAACACCACAACCAGTAGAAGGTGATGCTGAACTACAAAAGATCAGGGACATGGCAGGCATAGGGTCAAACGCAAAATCAAACTTTGGCATTAGACCAGGCGAAGAAGGTTACCAAACTACACCTAGAAGTATTATTCAAAGGCAAAGACAGGCACTTGATAGAATAGCCAATATGGAACCAGAAACACAAGAAGAGATACAAGAACCAGTACAAGAAGCAGATAAACAAACTGCTGATGACGAAGCAAAAGTAGATTTACAAAGAAAAATTCCACAGGCTGTACGTAAAGTAAAAAACCCTAGGGTCCAAAAAATGGTTAAAGGGATAGATAAAAAAATCGCAAGGTTAGACCCAAAAAAAATTGGAGTCGGTATTCCATCAGGAACAAAGAGTTTTAACTAACAAACTAAAACAAAATAACAAATAGCACCGCAAGGTGCTATTTTTTTGGCTAAAAACCACAAAATAATTAAAAAAAAGTCTTGACTACTAAATACAAATGTTATATACTATAGAAATAGTATGTATCAGAGGCATACAAAACATAGGCTAATAATAGGCACATAAGGAGAAATAAAATGGCATCATTGGCAGAAATTCGTGCAAAACTTAAAGCACAAGAATCTCGTAACGAGAGAACCAGCGGCGGCGATAACGCAATTTACCCACATTGGAATATACCTGAAGGAAGTACAGCAGTTGTACGATTCTTACCTGATGGTAATGCAGATAACACTTTTTTCTGGGCAGAAAGGTTGATGATAAGGCTCCCTTTCAGCGGAGTTAAAGGTGGCGACATGAATTCAAATCAAGTCGTGGTACAAGTTCCATGTGTTGAAATGTGGCAAGAAACTTGTCCTATCCTATCTGAAGTAAGAGGATGGTTTAAAGATTCTAGTCTCGAAGAGATGGGTAGAAAGTATT